GTATCCAGATCGCCGCTCTACCAGTGATGGGTGGATTGGTGATGCTCGTCATAGCGCCACCAAATCGGATCATAATCCAGACAAATCTGGGGTCGTCCGAGCCATTGATATTGATTCTCGCCTGGATACATCCGAGCAGATCTCAATATATTTGGCTGACCAAATCAGAATCTGTGCGAAAACCGATAAGCGTATATCTTACGTAATCCATAATGGCTTTATAGCTTCAAGAATTATGGGATTTAAGTGGCGCAGGTATCGTGGCATAAACCCACATAAAAAGCACATCCATATTAGCTTTACTAAGGCAGGCGACAAAGACGGCAGAGAGTTTGATATACCACTACTAGGGGGAAAAATATGAAGATAACAAAGAAGCAGAAGGCCATACTAAAATCCTATGCACGTGGAGTATTAGTATCTTTCTTAACATTTTTAGCAAGTAATGAATTAGGTTTAGATCCAGCACTGTCTGTAGTAGTTGCAGCTTTGGCTGGCCCAGCAGCTAGGGCTTTAGATAAATCCGATAATGCTTATGGCATCGGTGCAGATGAATCATGAGTCCAGCAGAATGGGCTGGCTTTGGCGCTGGTATTTGCGCAGTGCTGAGCGCAGGGCTAATCGGATTACGTTTTTTAGTTAAAGGTTGGCTAAGCGAACTTAAGCCCAATTCTGGCAGTAGCCTGGCAGATGCCGTTAACCGAATAGATCAGCGCAGTTCAAGATTAGAAGAGCGTGTCGATCAACTCTTCATTATCATAAGTAAGTCATAATAACAATATGGCTACCGCACGCAAGCGTAAGAAAGTTAATAAGCGCAAGGGTAAATATACCCATGAGCAAATTAATACCAAGTTAGATACCTATGCCATCTCGTTGCGTGAGTTTTATTTAAGCTTAAGACGTGCAGGATTCCCAGTAGATCAAGCTCTAGGTATGTGCGATAAAAACGTATTCCCAGACTGGATAGCACCACGCAGTCCAGACTTTGATCCAGTTAATCCAGACCATGACCCCTACGAAGACGAGGACTAATTGCGCAAAATTGCGTTCGTGTCAGATCTGCAAGTTCCCTTTTTTAATGAAGCAAGTGTCAAATCAGTAGGCCGTTTTTTAGCTAAGTGGCGGCCTCATAGAACTATCTGTATTGGTGATGAAATTGATTTGCCACAGCTAGGCGGTTTTAATGCTGGCACTATCGATGAGATGGTCGGCAATATAAATGATGATAGAAAACAAACACAAGAAGTATTAAGTTACTTAGGAGTAACAGACGTATTAGGAAGTAATCATGGAATCAGACTTTACCGATCAATTAAAAAGCGACTACCATCTTTCCTCAACCTACCCGAAATGCAGTATGAACGTTTTATGGGATATGATCGTATGCAGATCAAATTCCACCCTTACGGGCTTGACTGGGCGCCAGGCTGGACAGCCGTTCACGGAGACGCTTTCCCTCTTAGCCAAGTACCTGGACAAACGGCCTTAAATGGCGCTAGAAGGCTTGGTAAGAGCGTGGTGTGTGGGCATACCCATAGACTAGGCCAATCGGCCTTTACAGAGGCATCTAGAGGCCAATTAGGGCGTACTGTGTGGGGCGTTGAGGTTGGCAATTTAGTAGATTTGAGCAGTTCAGGCATGGCATACACAAGGGGCTATGCAAATTGGCAGCAAGGCTTTGCCGTGGCTTATGTCCAGGAGCGTAAAGTACAGGTAATAACAGTGCCTATAAACTCAGATGGCAGTTTCATATTTGAGGGCAAACTCTACAAATAACGTTATCAAATCGTTATCAAATATAGCCCCTAAATCATCCACAAAGTCATACACAGGTGTAACACTATTGCTATGCCACAAAGCGTGAGCATAGAAAGTAGGGCTATATGTACACAGAGCTGAAAGACTTTGGGTATCTAATTATGTGGGGCATAGTTGCAGGGTTATTACTTACCTGGGCTATTGGCACATATATTGAAAACGTCAAAACTATACATTACTGGCGAGGCCGTAAAGATGGCTGGGATATGCATAGAAGGATGGTCGATAACGATGTCCACAACAACTGAGAAACTATTTGCAGATGCAGTCACACTCATACATGAAAGAGGGATGCATTACGGCCACCCAGCGATCCAAATGGATCGAATTGCCAAGTTATGGTCTGCGTATCTCAATTTCCCGATCACATCAAATCAAGTGGCAAGCTGTATGGCACTGCTCAAACTCAGTCGTAGCGTTGAAAGTCCAGAAATTGACGATCACTATAAAGACGCAGTGGCATATATCGCCATATCGAAGACCTGCCAAGAATATATGCAGGACAAAGACTTTCAGTGGGAGCAATAATGGCATTTAACCTAGATGATTATGAAACAGTTGAAGAGCGATTAGAAAAATGGTGGAAAGATAATGAAGATGGATCTATACAAACAGAACTTATTAATCGCCCGAATTCTAATCCAGATGAATTTGTGTTTGTGGCTCGCTTATACCGAACTACGGCTGATGCGATTCCAGTTGCGACTGGTTGGGCATCGGAGATCCGCACTACTTCGAGCTTCAATAAGTTTGCTTGTGAACTTGCAGAAAGCAGCGCAATTGGTAGGGCTTTGGCAAATTACATCTATTCGAAAAAAGGTGCAAGACCTAGCCGAACAGAAATGCAACGAGTTGCTAATACTTCAAGTGGAGCAGTTTTTACAGTCGAAAACAAATTAGAAGATCCAGTGCAGTGGACTACTACTGATTGGGTTGCAGCTGTGCCAGAGCAGCCTAAGCCACCGGTAGATTGCTGTGAGAAAGGCATGACCTTACGCACAGGTTTTAGCAAGACAACCAAAAAGCCATTTTATGGTTATGTATGCCTGGGCAATATCAAAGAACATGCTAAATGGGCATCTCAAACCAGCACAGGCGCTTGGTACTTTAAGGATAAGGAGTAGATATGGGCTATATCGCTTTTATCAACGGCAGTGGAGTTACTGTCGAAATAGATGATAGTGGTGTCCATCTAGTTAAGTCTGTTATCACATGCGAGATGTGTGGCGATGACAGGGTTTTCAAAGATGGCACATGCTTTCGATGCCATGAGCTTATAGCACGTGATTAAATTTAAGTGTAATGGGTGTAAAAGGCCGACAGAGTTTATCGAGATTGAATGGAAAGAAAAGCCTGTCGGTCACACACTTTATCAGTGCCGGGATTGTGGCTGTGTAGGCATTAAAAACGATGCCGAAAAAATACTTGCCAAACAGTCTGATAATGCGGTAAGCCGATGCAACAGCTGTGGGGCTTGGCAGTTTAGCGGCCTGGACTGTCATACTTGTCTATTGATTGGAGAATATGATGCCAACGTATGAATATGGTTGCCAAGAGTGTGGTACTTATGGATCAGTACATCGCACATATAAAGAGGATGATGGCGGGATGCTTTGCCCTAAATGTGGGCTAAATATGGCACGTATGTATTCAGCGCCTGGCATTATCTTAAAGGGTACTGGATGGGGTTCTAAACCTTGATTAAACCATTTAGCTTAGAGCTATACGCTGACAATGATAACGCTAAAGAGTTAGTGATTAAATGGCTTGAAAGTAAGGGCTGCACAGCCTGGGTAAATCCTGACCAATATGGCATAGATCTATTGTTTAAGAATCCAGAGGGTGATTATTACAGCTGTGAAGTTGAGGTAAAGCATAATTGGAAAGGGGCTAAATTTCCTTTTAAGACTATGCATATACCAGCTCGTAAGCTTAAGTTCACCACAGATAATTCTATATTTGTCGTACTAAATAGCGAGCGTTCGCATCTAATCATGTTACATGGTGATGATCTACGTAAAGCACCTATTGTGCGTAAGGATACAATTTATACCGAGGGCGAGTACTTCATAGAAATAGAGATAAATAATGAGTGAGGCTGGTTATGATTGTACTTGGATTGATCAATATGAATTTGTGCCATTCTTCGCCACGCCGTCTGACCTGCGATTATCCTACAGGATTTGACAGTGTGTGATACCCTAAAAAAGCGTTCGATCTTAAATCGAAAAGCTGAGCCGCCCAAGGCCAGGCTCGGAAGGCGCAGAGTTTGGGTGAGCTCTATGCTAATTGCATTTAGCCTTTGCTTTTCAAAAGATTATTCCGTTGCATTACAAGCTAATAAGCCTAAAGAATATAAAGTCAATACATTAAAACAAATTACATTTCATAAGATGAATTACAACTTTGAACAGTTCTATTGTTTAGATGAGATTGTATACAAAGAGAGTAGATGGAATTACAAAGCTAAGAACCCTAAGTCAAGTGCATCAGGTTTGTTTCAAGTATTAAAGTCTAAAGAAAAAGATCCTATTAAACAGATAGATCAAGGATTGAAATACATTAATCACAGGTATGATGGATGTGCTTGCAAGGCGCTCGCACACCATAAGGCTAAGGGATGGTATTGAGTAAAAAAGCTATAGGTAGTGGCAAGTGGGCGAAGCTGCGCATACAGATCCTCGACAGGGATGGATGGACATGCGTGAGTTGTAACAGGCCTGCGCACACAGTGGATCATATAATCCCGAGAGTTAAAGGCGGTGACATGTGGTCGCCCGACAATCTCCAGTCAATGTGCAAGTCATGTAACAGCGCTAAAGGTGGTCGTTTTTTTAATAGCACGGCGACCCCCCCTGTCTTTTTCAAACCTTCTCTCTCCAAGACAGTCCAGATCGTTCCGGATTCACCTTTTAATAAACCAGATACACTAAACTTTGATGAGTAATGATGCAGAAGTAATCCCGATAAAACGAGGGGTCGGGCTAATTGGCAGTACAGAGCCTAGAGTTCACACGCCCTTACTTAAAGGTAAGAGCAAAGCGGATGAGGTGGCCGATCTAGCTGAGAGGATCGGTCTACCTTTAATACCCTGGCAGCGTTTTGTGCTAGATGATCTGCTATCTATAGATGATGATGGCAACTGGCGTAAAAAGACAGCTCTAATACTGGTAGCTCGTCAAAATGGCAAGACCCATTTAGCACGTATGCTTATATTGAGCCATCTATTCTTATGGGGATCTAAGAACGTACTGGGCATGTCCTCTAATCGTAATATGGCACTAGATACATTTAGGCAAGTTAGTTATACGATAGAAGATAATCAATTTCTAAAAGACCAAGTAAGACAGATACGCCTGGCTAATGGTCAAGAATCTATTAGCCTGCTTAATGGCGCAAGGTATGAGATAGCAGCGGCTACAAGAGATGCACCACGTGGAAAGACTGCCGATTTCTTATACATAGACGAATTACGTGAATGGACAGAAGAAGCATTTACAGCTGCATTACCAGTAACACGTGCTAGGCCAAATTCTATGACCTTAATGACCAGTAACGCTGGTGATGGATTTAGCACTGTGCTTAATGATCTTAAAGAGCGCTGTTTGTCGTACCCACCAGATAGTTTAGGTTATTACGAGTGGTCAGCCCCGCAACACTGCAAGATACATGATCGTAAAGCCTGGGCTATGGCTAATCCAGCACTAGGGCATTTAATATCCGAAGAAACCTTAGAAGAATCAGTCAATACAAATAGCGTTGAAGCTACACGTACTGAGATGTTATGCCAATGGATAGATAGCGCTGTTAGTCCGTGGGTATATGGATCTATTGAAGCATGTAGTGATAGCACACTAGAAATCCCTGTCGGGCCAATGACTATATTTGCATTTGATATTGCACCTACTAGGAGATCTGGCGCTTTAGTAGCAGGACAATTAAAAGATGGCAAGATAGCAGTAGGCCTTATGCAGTTATGGACAAGTGAAGTAGCTGTAGATGAAGTTAAGATGGCTAGTGATATTAATGAGTGGGCAAAAAAGTACCACCCACACAAAATACTATTTGACAAGTATGCCACACAAACTTTAGCGACAAAATTAGAACAAAGCGGATGGCGCATAGAGGATTGCAGTGGCCAGGCTTTCTACCAGGCCTGCTCAGACTTATCAGATGCCCTGGCTAACGTTAGATTAGTTCATAGTGGGCAAGCGGACTTAGTACAGCACCTTAATAATTGTGCAGCTAAGACTAATGATGCTGGCTGGCGTATTATTAGGCGTAAATCGGCTGGCGATGTTACAGCTGCAATAAGTCTTGCCATGGTCGTATCTCAATTAACTAAACCGCAACAAACCGCACAAATCTTTGTCTAACTTGCACCAATAGTCCGTTTTATGGTATAAAGTATATCTATGGGTCTATTGTCTGCTTTGGGTATAAATAAAAAAACTGAAACTGTCCAAGCGCAATACGCCCCTGCCATTATGGACACAGCTTATGGCTATGGTTCATTTACAACAGGTGTCGGTAATTTCCCTGGTGGTTTAGATCGTAATTTTGCGATGCAAGTACCTGCCGTTTCACGTTGCAGAAATCTTATAGCTGGTGTAGTTTCCTACTTGCCATTAAAGCTTTACAAAAAGTCTAATGGTGAGGAGTTGGGGAACCCTCTTTGGATAGATCAACCAGACTATCGGCAACCACGATCCGTCACCATATCTTGGACTGTCGATAGTCTTCTATTTTATGGCGTTGCATATTGGCGTGTAACAGAATTATATGCAGATGATTTAAGACCATCACGATTTGAGTGGGTCGCTAACAATAGAGTTACATTTACAACAAATAAATTTGGCACAGAAGTAGATGAGTATTTT